CAAAAGTAGGCTGCATCTTGGCACACAAGTAACTCAGAATGCCAATCACTTAACTGCACATATTATAAATAGTTTAGTAAATAGATATGGAGGAAGCGCCAATATTTACCAATCATTGTCAAAGAATCCTTATTATAGTTGGCAATTAAATGGTAAGAAAGCCAGGGACTTCTTAGAAGATATTGTTGAACACTTACATATTAAAAAGGAACAAGCTGTGCTTGCTATTGTTTGGGAAAATGCTAGACTTCCTTTTAAACGAGATAGTAATGGTAGAATACTGGCTACAGTAGTAACTGAATTGGATTATAAGGTGGCGCAAGTTATGAAAGATTTAAAGTCAACCAACACGGCTATTGTGATGAAAGCCCAGGAAGATTTAGTGGAAATTGTACATACAGTAAAGCAGGTGCTCTGTGTCAAAGGATAAAGAACATATTCCATTAAAGATGCAGCACATAGAGTATGTCGCAAAGCAACTTTATGAAAGAGATCCGGTGGAAGTTAATGATGCATGTAAGTGTCATCCTGAGATGATCAAGATTAAATGGGAAGAATGTACTGATGAGCAATTACAGCCGTACTATAAACAAGCTATAGATCTTATTAGTTACCTTGAAGGAAGCCCAGAATAATGTATAGGCATAGAATGGTAGTTTGTGCCGCTGTATGCAAAGGCAATGTCCTAATTATTGGCCCTCGGCATTGGGATCAAACTATGCACATGCAACGCGTTAATATGAACATAACCGCCAAGTATATGGCTGATGCGGAACAAGGTTTTATTGATCAGTTCGGTGTGTTTATGGATCGTAAGGAAGCATTGCTTGTAGCAAAAGCTGCGAATCAAATTAAACAAAAGTCTGGTAATCCAGATTCGGATGAATTGTTTAGTGAGGATTTATACTGATGACCTGGATATTATTTATCTTAATATTTCGCGGTGTCCAAGGAATAGCCGTAGATCATATTGAACTTACATCCAGGACCGCTTGTATGGAAGCTTCTCAAGCGATTCAACAAGGGTTGGAACTTAAAGAATATACAACTGTCACGATGTCTTGTGTACAGAAGGATTAAACTTAACATTAAAAGGAATAAATCATGGCTAAACTAAATCAAATCATCGCTATCGAACAAGGCGTAAAGTCGAAGGCGAAGACGGAACTTGACAATCTGTATAAGATCGTCCAGAAGCCTGAAAACTTCAACGGTATGAGCAAAACCTATCAGCCGAAAGAAGATACCGACGAAACGCTTCCACCAGAAAACAAACGTGTACAACTTCTTGCGCCGATGGTTCTGACAGCGATTCAAACATTGCTGACAGACGCTATGCAGATTACTGCCCGGAAGGATTGGACGAATCAAGTAGCTGTTGCAGATATTGTTGTGGAAGATGTCAAGATCCTTGAAAAAGTCCCGGTGAGCTATTTACTGTATCTGGAAAAGACATTGGTAGATGTTCGCACCGTAGTTTCGCATATTCCGGTATTAGACGGTGCAGAAGATTGGAAGTTCGATGTTAATTCCGGTCTGTATAAAACCGATGTAGTATATACAAACCGCACGAAAAAGATCGCCAAACCTATTGTACTGTATCCAGCAACGCCTGAGCACCCGGCGCAAACTCAGTTGATACAGGAAGATATTATTGGCGGCATATGGAATACAGTGAAATTATCCGGTGCAATGCCGTTACCAGAACGCCAAGAATTGCTGATTCGTGTTGACACGATACTTAAAGCTGTTAAACTGGCAAGAGAAGAAGCAAATATGGTAGCTGAAATCAAAGCACCAGAAATTGGAAAGGCAATCTTTGATTACCTACTAGGTTAAATTCGCGGTACTGTAAGGGTGTGGGAAATAGTGCTGCCCAGAATTACAGCTAAGTCGATTCGCCTGAACAACGAATTAGCCGCCAACGAGAGTCTTAGTTTGAAACTAATACTAAACTAACAGATCATGTAGGTTCGAATCCTACCCTGCCCACCATTAAATTACTACTTATGGGTAGGTGAGCAAACGGTAAAGCTGCTACTTGTAGAAGTAGTTATCTGTCAATTTTAAATTATGTTAAAACAAGCTAAGCAAACGCCGTGCTTATACTATCGAGTTGTAGAGAAGAAACCTGAAAGATGCTGGTTCGATTCCGGCTCGGCCCTCCATATTACTTATTATGGGCCGGTAGTTCAATGGTAGAACATTTCAATATCAAACTCATTCTCTGCATTAAATGTTTGAGTGTAGGTTAGACGGTTCTTATAATGGTAGCTCAATAGTAGAGCAATCGCCTTGTAAGCGATGGGTCGCCAGTGCGAATCTGGTCCATAGTCAGAACTTTCGTAGTTCATGGGGCCGTAGGCAGGGTAGCTTACGGCCCTTCTGAACAAATTGATAAGGGGCTAAAACCCCTCGATAAGGGGCATTCATCTAGCGGTTAGGATCTCAGGTTTTCAGCCTGATCACACGGGTTCGAATCCCGTATGCCCTTCCATTAACGTGCCTTTAATATATCTTCCGTATACTGAATGAAACACCAACGGAGGATATATGGATCACCACAAGAAAGCATCACAGTTTTGGAATTCGCATAACCATGAACAATGCACGATATTTTTATTAGAAAAACTATTTGACATTGAAGATCGTCTTGCTAAAATAGAAAATGAAGTCGATAAATTAAAATATAAGGACGAATAATTATGCATCCATCAGCCTATGTATTCCTAATTAATAGCCAAGTAAGGGCTATTAAATGCGTGTATGAGGACCAAGAAAAGGTGAAGAATACCGTTGCTTATACTTTTAAATCTCTGGATAAGAATATCAAACCCGGTGATTTTGTTATCGTGCCGACTTCTACACGTTGGAACATGACAGTAGTAAAAGTTACAGAAGTCGATGTAACACCAGACCTGGATAACGGGGTTGAATATAAATGGATTATAGGTGTCGCTAATCTGGCTGAATATGAACATTTAAAGAAGCTGGAAGAAGATTCCTTAGTGCTTATTAAGAAGAAAGAAAAACTTAAGAAGATTAAGGAACTTCGTGAAGCATTGGCTTTAGACGATGATGACATTGCCGCTTTGGATATCGCCAAGATTAACACAATTGAGCCGCCAAAGGCTTAAACGAGATAGGAACCTTGCCCTGGTGGTCGATTTCTCACAGGATGGGTTCCTTGAACAGGCTGAACACGCATTCGCGTCTTCAGCTACATGATCCTTCGGATCACGGTTAGTAGGCTGGTTACGGTGAGAATGCGATGGCCGAACGTAACCAGCCGGAAGCCCTGGAGAAAGTTTTATGGCAAGTTGTCCAAAATGTGGTAAGCCTAAAATACGTAAACGTAAAGGTGTTCGTAAATGTCCATGGTGTGGTCCATTGCCTAGTTTTCAGGATCGTCTAGCTGGTAGGACATCTGAAGATGTGAACACAGGTTCGAACCCTGTTCCTGAAACCAATGGAGTGTCGTGATTATGTTAAATCCATTATTAGCGGCTATCGGTGAATTACAATTGGAAGTGGAGATGACAGATCGTGGGCATGAGTTGATGGAAACTATCCGATCCAATGCTGTAAATCTTGCAGGACAGAACGGTTCAATGCATGCGTCTATCGATATACACTGGAAAACCTCAATGATAGCCAATATAACAATAAGATCAATGCGTAAAGAAATTGCAAAATTAAAGAAAGAACTCAACAGAGATAATTCGCCCACATGATGAAACTGGTTAGACATAACGGCCTTAAAAGCCGTGGCGAAAGCATGCCGGTTCGAATCCGGCTGTGGGCACCAAATTTATAAGGATCGGTATCCCGTAAGTAGGAGCGGCGGTGACTGTAAATCATCCGGCGAAAGCCTCTGTAGGTGCAATCCCTACCCGGTCCACCAAATTAAAGAGGCGATGTGAAATCTGAAACTAAGCAAACGATTGGTACATTACTAGTGATTGCGGCTATCTGTGGTGCTATTAACTTAGCTGATCGTAAATGGCAAGAAAAGGTGGAGAAAGAACGGAACGATGTACACACCAGAAGACGATGAAGAAACGCCACATAAACGTAAGGCCCGTAAAAAAGGCCGTAAATATGGTATTGCAGAGACATTCAAATTAATATGGTGGACACCACCTACAACACACACAAGAAAGTCCTGGTATCTTACAGAAAAAGACCGGGACAAGGCGTTTGAAACTATGCTACGAAAATCACAAGATCCAAATAGTTGGACACGGGATCATATTTATGAGAAAATCGATAACTAATTAACATTAATTTAACCTTTCTATATTACACTAAACAAACCAACCAAATATAGAGAGGATTATCATGAAACTTATTACAATGCTCCTGGCTTCAGTTATTTTACTGGCAGCTTGCGATGATAAAGAACCGCAGCAAGTTCAAAACCAACCCCAAAACCAAGTGCAAACTCCCCAGCCCGGTCAGCCGGTAATCATCAATCAGGCACCAGCTAACAACGATGGTTCTGCAATGAATGGTATGATGGGCGGCTTGTTGCTTGGAACGATGTTAAACAATTCTGGAGGAAATACCCACACCGTCACCAAGACACGTGTGATTGAACGTCCTGTCTATCGCCCAGCCCCTAAATATAAACCTACCCGTACTGTCTCCCGTTCACGTCGATGAATCTAGTCCGTGACCTGATTAATCAGGCAACGGCTACTAACTTTCGCGCTAATTGTCCTTACTGCGGCGGCAATAATTCCCTGTCGGTTAACAAAGTCGATGGGGAATATAAATACAAATGTTTCAAGGCAAATTGTAATATTGCCGGAAACTATGCTACCGGATATACTGTTGCAGAACTAAAGGCCAAGCTAAGTAAAACCGTTATTGACAAACCATTCCAACTACCAGATTATTGTATCCGAGGCATTGCTAATGATTCATCTTATGAGTATCTACGCAATCATTTTTGCCTTGATTCTGTGGTGCGTGGTAAGGCCAAGGTAGCCTATGATCCAAAGGAAAACCGTTTACTATTCCTAGTTTATGACGGATCTGTGCTAAAAGGCGCAGTTGGCCGTGCATTATCTAGAAGAACCATGCCAAAGTCCAAGATTTATCCTGGATCAGTCACTTACCCCTTTATTTGCGGGTCAGAAGATACTTTAGTGATCGTGGAAGATTGTGCATCAGCCTGCGCAGTAACACGTTTACCTGTAACCGGCATGGCGCTTTTAGGCACCTATTTAAAACCGGAATATATCCCTGTCATATCCAGATATAAAAATGTCATTATTGCGTTAGATAATGATGCAAATGCAAAATCTTTAACGATTAATAAACTAATTAAGTATTATACTAAATCTTCGGTGCAGATGATACCGAAAGACATTAAGAACATGACAGAGGAAGAATTATGCCAGTCTCTAAATTTAAAGCTAAACGATGGATCATTAGTAAGTTAGATGTCGCCCGTGTGGAAAAAGCACTACAGCGCGGCAAGCCGCCAATTTCCAGAGAAGATGCCGCCGATTTCTATATTGAAATCTATGACACGCTGGCAGAAATGGCAGAGAAGTTCGAATTCGCTTCCAGGAAAATGCCGAAACTGGAAAATCAACTTGAATACTGGAAAAACAAAGCACTAAAAGCGCAACCACGTATTACGCCGATTAAATATGAATAATGCATCCTTTTTAATCTGTTGCCTAAGTTATGAATTCTATTCCAAATACACAAAGTATTTACTTAAAGAGCTATTCCCAAAAGAATTGCTGACTTTATTTGATACGATTGTTTATGCACATGGAAAATATAAAAAGGATTTAACATTAGCCGAATTACGTGCGGTGCATTTAAGCCGCCATCCGGCCATGACTCAGGCGAATATTGCTAATCTGGACCTACTCTTGAATCAGTTGAAAGAGATTCCGGCTTACGATCCAGCCATCGCAGAAGATGTGTTAAAGGAAATGTATTTGCAGCATAAAGCCCGGTTGCTGGCTGAATGTGCAATCAATATTCAGGATAATAAAGTAAAGGATTTTCAGAAATTACGTGCATTAACTCAGGAAATTGATGATTTTGCTATCCGGGCGAATACCGAATATGTGCCGGTAGATATTGGCGAATTAATTCAACGCAGCGCCAATAACCATAAATGGTCCTGGTGCTTTCCAGATCTGCAAGAAAGGCTTGGTAATATCGGCCCTGGTGTATTTGGGATCATTGCCGCACGTCCAGATGCCGGTAAAACCGCGTTCCACATTAATTTTACGTGGAACAAAGGTGGCTGGTTGGAACAAGGCGCTAAGGTGCATATTCTTGCCAATGAGGAAGTGGCCGATAACCAAATGAAGCGCGGCATTAGCTGTAACTTCGGTGTGGATTGGGAAACGGTGACGATGTACCCAGATCATGCCAATAATAAATTAAAGCCTTTGGCCGAACGGATTTACATTAAAGATGCTGTGGGAATGTCTATCGAGGATTTGCACAATTACTGTAAAGAGCATTTGCCAGATATTCTTATTATCGATCAGTTGGATAAAATCAGTGTGTCTGGAGAATTTTCCAGAACCGATGAACGTTTAACCAAAGTATATGAACAGGCCCGTGAAATAGCAAAACGATATAATTGCGCTGTTATCGGGATTACTCAAGCTAGTAATGACGCACATGATAAGCTGTATTACGGGTTTGAATGCTTAGCCGGAAGTAAAACCGGCAAGGCGGCAGAAGCTGACTTCGTAATTACCATTGGTATGAAAGCTGTTGAAAGTACCCAAGGGACGGACAGCGGCATTCGTGTCATTAATTTAACAAAGAATAAACTAACTGGTAATAAAAATCCTGTATCCTATGTTTTAGATCACCAATTATCAAGAGTAACAGCATGACCAACAGCCACTATCAAACCATTATTTCAACCTATGAAGATGAAAGTACCGTCACCGTGCACGAAGCATTCACAGATGAAAACGGAAATATCCAGGCCATTACCGATTATCCTGTCACCATTGACGGGGAATCTTTAGGAGATGTCAAACGTAAACTAAACAGTATTTTGTGGGATATTAATAAACATCCTCCGATTCTGGACAAGGATATTGATAAAGTATTATCAATAACTGATCCAGAGCCTTACTGTATTCCATTAGATGAAATGGAGGAAGAAGATTATTCCTATGAAATTGATACGGACGAAGATCTAGTGGATATTTTTAATAAAAGGGGCCGCTAATCAAATGATCACTGTTCTGGATATTGAAACCACACGTACAGAATTACCTAACGGTAAATTCAATGCGATGCCGTACATTTCCAGTAACACCCTAGTATCTATTGGCTATAGGTGTAATAAACAAACTGGATACTGTTTCTTTGATCATCCAGAATCTACCCAAGATGCCTTGGCAAATCAGGCTGAAATTCAGGCTATTCTGGATCAGACGACATTACTTGTCGGACATAATATCAAGTTCGATCTGCAATGGATTAAGGAAGCTGGTTTCAGATATGAAGGTCGTGTGTATGACACCATGATCTTTGAATATCTCAAGCAAAAAGGCTCGAAACAGCCTTTAAACTTAGCGGCAATCGCAGAACGTAGGAACTTACCAGCCAAGGGCGATATCCTCAAACAGTATTTCAAAGAAGGGAAGAATACCAATGACGTTCCTATGGATTTGCTTGAAGAATATGGCCGGTCCGATGTGGACATTACTTGGGCTTTGTTCTGGGAACAAGTAAGGGAAGCCAAAACCGATCCAGAACTTGCGGCCATGTGCAATCAAATCCGCCTGTCAAATGATGCATGCTATGTACTGACAGAGCTGGAACAAAACGGTTGCGCGATTGACTTGAACGCCTTGCAGGAAATCGAAGATGAATACCGGGATGAATTAAATCGTCTGGAAAGAGTCTTGATGGATATCGTGTTGGAAGTCATGGGCCACACGAAAATTAACTTGAATTCCTCTGAACATTTATCCTGGGTTGTTTACAGCCGCAAGGTAAAAGATAAAAAACAATGGGCAGAAGTCTTTAACATTGGCGCAGAAGAACGCGGCGCTGTGTCAAAGAAGAAACGTGCTACACGCATGTCTGACAGCCGGTTTGAAAAAACCTACAAGATCCTGACGGACAAGTTGGTTAAGACTAGCGCAGAACAATGTGATACTTGCGAAGGTTCTGGATATGTCCAGCTTTACAAGAAAGACGGTGATCCATGCAAGCGCAAGAATATCTGCAAAACCTGTGATAAGAAAGGTTATGTATTTATTGATCGCACAGAACGCGCCGGGTTTAATTTAAAGCCTAAAGATACATCCTGGTGTTCTGCCGGTGGCTTTAAATGCGACGGTGACACGATTGAATTGTTACTAAAAGAAAATTTAACAGACACCGCCAGAATGTTCCTGGAATCGGTGTCCAGATATAATTCCGTGTCTACCTATTTAACGTCATTTGTTGAAGGAATTAAAAATGGAACCATTAACGGTTTGCTTCATACTAATTTTAATCAGTGTATTGTTACTACTGGCCGGTTGAGTAGCAGTAACATTAACGTTCAGAACATGCCAAGGGATAGGACGTTTCCAATTCGAAAGGCTATTGTTTCACGCTTTAAGGGCGGGACATTGGTTGAGGCTGATTGGTGCGTAGGTCCAGAAACTAAAATTCTAACTGCTGATTTAAATTGGATAAGGGCGGATGAAATAATAGAAGGGCTAGAATT